TTATTTGCCACACCTTTAGCCTTGCATGGTATGTACCGCTTGCATGCTTAAACTCTTTGCTCTTACCCTGCACTCCTGATCTAAGTAAAGTCATACTAAGTATGATGTCATTTTTTGGATTTGTCATATTATAGGTATACGTTGGAATTTAGATTGTGTGTACTGAATGGTTGCGCTGATCACTGCAGTATGGCCTGTATGCTTGCACTCTAAATAGGGTGCAATCTTATTGCTTACTATGGGGAAATGAGGTATAAAGGAATTGTTTGAAAAGCCATTATGAAAGTTACTGATCTTAGCAGGAGTAGAGCTGTAGTGTGTAGTGGCATCTCTCCACAGCATAGTGCAAAATTCAGCAGTAGCTACTTTTCCGGTAAAGTCGGTTACATTGTAATCATATTCCATTACTGAGATACTTATATTTACATGCCATACCGTCTCAGTAGGCATCTCTATCACACCGCCATCTATGCCATCTATGTATAAATCTACATTTGTTGGATTAGATACCATTTCACCTAAGCCCATGAGCTGTATAAATCCATGTTGACTGCGCCCTGGTATAGTTGTTCCAAAGTCTGAGGTACCATCCCACCATGTACCACCGCCAAAGTGCACCCCTCTTACATCAGCCTCTGCCCATCTGCCTGCTACCATAGTGCCCTCTAAGTTAGGCCTGATAAAATTGCGATAGCCTAAAGCTTGGCTGTAGTTATTGTTAGGTGCAATGCCATGCCCTAAGCCGCTAACAAAAATGCGCTCATTGTTATCTTCAATAGAAGCTCTATTGACATTACCCATACCGGTAGCGCTTCTTTGATTACCACTCGTATTAGTGATATTGCTACCCCCTACGTTGTTTGGTGAGGTAATTATACCGCCTGTTCCGTTAGTGCCTGTAGATGCAAAGCATTGGCCCTTGCCATCATTCCAAGTGTAGCCATAAAACTCGCAGCATTCCTCTGATCCTGCGCTTATAGCTCCGTCGTAATCTAAGAAGTCTACAGCTCCTGTAGTTGCGTTAATTGCAGATGGTGTATATTGGCAAAGCGCTCCAATGTCAAGTAAGCGAATGAGCTTGCATTTAGTTACTTGCTCATCTGCTACAATATAATCGGTCAGCTCTATGACTCTCCAAAAAGAATCCTTAACCCAAATCTTATCATTAAACTTTAAGCCAAATACATCAGTAACTGATAGCTTAAAATAAGCTTCCATTATCTTTTGCTCACTATCGTATAGCTCTGCAATATACTGCCTCCAATATCTATCAAATAGCGTGTGTAATGGCATGGCTTCAATTGGATGCGGAGGAATCTCTTGCCCAAAGTTTAAATCGTCTGTGCCTATCTCAGTTGGGATAGATTTGTAATGGCAGAGTAGTGGTATAATTGTAAAGCTTGCATCTTCTGCTACCTCATCGTAAACCATTACTACAGCATCCTCGGCTGCATTTCTTCTATAAAGTATGCGAGGCCCTGGTGCCATAAACTCTCCCGTCTCATTAAAGTATTTAGGGATGATGTAATTAGTGTTAGGTATTAAGTCGCAGGGCGAAGCTCCAAAGGTTAGCTCAACAGTGTAATCACTTGTGCTAAAGTCATTGCCAGGATCATTAAGCCTAAGCTCTCCGTAGACTCTTTGAGCTGCACTGTTATACTTAGCGTTAAAGAAATCTCCCTGCTCTTTATAGCTCCACTTAAGTAGGCGCTTTCTGATGTCAGCTGCAGGGGTAAGTACAATGTCTTTAGATAGGTCAAGCTTGCCTGTCCAATCGTAATCATCTCCTGTACCTAAATACTCTACCATTGGAATAATCTCAACAGCGTTAGGCATGTTTGGATTAGGCACCAACACTGCATTAAACATCTTGAGAATATCTCTTAAGAAATCTATTTGCTTTTGCTCAGGTGCGTTGCTGGAGATGTTAATAGGCTGAGCTTGTAGCTCTCCTGTTACAAATGAAATTTTAAATGTAGAATCAGTATTTACGTCTAATGTAAGCTGGCTTCCTGTATGGCCATAAATATAAAGTCTAAATTCATCTCCTACTAAAGTTGAAACAGTAGTGTTACAGTTAGCTTGTATTAGATCAGTAGAGAATACATCGTAAAAACCTGTAGCTTCATCAAAGCCATAAGTTACATTGGTTAAGCCTTGCCCAAAATACATCGGGAAAACTGTTTCTACTCCTGCTCTTGTTCTAACTAAATTTATATCATAGGTGCTTACATCACTTGTATTAACAGGAAGCTGAATAATTAAATCAGCACTAAATGTAATATCAAAATTGATTTGTGCAGTGTAAGTATTACTTGCAAAGCTATTAGATGGATCAAATGTCTCTACCCATCCTGTTAGCTGCTTTCGATATAAGCTTGTGTTAGCTATTTGGTCAAGAGTAAAAGTTTGGTCTGCTGTATATTCTGCGCTAAACTTAGCTTCATCAGCCGCTATATTTCCAATCGTTAATGGATTAGTGATGTAAGGAATATACATCTTTACTAACTCCTCTTCTAAGGTTGTTCCGCTCCATGTAAAGCCTGCCTCTGTAATTATCTTATTTAGTAGCCATTTTGCCTGAACAGCTAAAGTTAATTCACCAGTATAGATAGGATTAACTGAGCTGAATATCCTTCTACTTGTTACTGTGCTATCCTCACTCCAATTCTGCCCCTTATCTGTTAGTGTGTAGCAGATAGCTCCACTAAATAAGCTACCATCATTAATATCATTCACATTGGCATAGCTATTCTCATGAGCTAAATCAGTGTAGTCTAATTCTTTTAGCATCTTATCTCCAATGCTGCGAGCTAAGTCTACTGTCTCACCAAAGAAAGCTATTACAAATTCGTGCATCTTACCCTGCTGAGTAATAGCCTGCTTAAATTGTATGTGCCCTTCAGCAATGGGTAAAGTATCTACTGAGAGAGTTGCCTCTATCTTTCTTAAGACGTTAATCTGAGTAGTGTCATCATTAAGCAGATTAACATTATATTGCTGCCCAAAGAAATCTACGTTAGTCTTAGTCGCAGGTATTCTAAACTCACGTGAAAATGCTCCCCTGGTAGTAAACTCAGATATGCTATTAAAGTTAGATGAGTAGCTTATGCTCTCATTCTCATAAAGGTCTACTACTACCTGAGCGCCATTATCGGCAGTTACTACTAAGATTACTGATGGCCTCATGCTGTATAGTCGTTACTGAATTTAATAGTTAATTCTAAGTCTGTTTTTCTAAAGCTTCGTGTCCTAATGGCTGTATAGTTATTGCTATCTATTAGCACCGGTGTAGCTGAGCCATCAATGTTAATCATGTAAACCGATTCGCTATAAATCAGATTCTTTAAGTATTCAAATTGCCCTTCGGTTAAGAAGTCAGTTCTGATACGCATCATCTTCTCTACAAATGGGCTGCGCTCAGTTAGCCCTCTATCGTATGTGTTAAAGTTAAAGGCCTCAGCTTCATCTGCAGTAGCATAGTTACCTACTACCTTTCTGTATCTCTTGCGTTCCACTGAGTAAGATTCTTCAGAGCGTTTAGTAAAGTTGAAGTAATCCCATCCACCTCTGCTATTAGTCCATCCTAATCTTATCTTATCGAATCTACATTCATCTGCTGCTTTAAATACTGCTATTGATCGTGCACATGATGCAGCTCCGCTATCAAAAAAGTTAATGAGGTAGTGATGCCAGTCTACATCTAATGTAAAAACATTATTAATGTTACTTGGCAATAGTGGTAAGTGATTAATACGCCCTGCTGCAATAATTGGAGACATTGTATCAGTCTGCAATAGTGCGCCTGCTATATCAAATTGCAGTATTTGAATGTTATCAATTAAGTTGTTAGTTAATTTAGTGCCATCATCTGCAGGTATACTTAGCACTCCGTAATCATCTACAAAGCCTGTTATGCCTATAGTCTTATTACCTAAGCTGTAAAAGGCTAACATATCATCTAAAGCAAAAGTATTGCGTTTTAAATCAGTTAAGATGTAACTATTGCTACCTTGCAAAGGAAAGTAGTTAGCAGGATCAGGATTAAAGCCATCACTAATCTGAAATGCTGCATTGATTAAAGAAAGGTTAGTTAATGGGTAAGCAGTAGCCTGCACCTCAAATACACCCATCACCTCGTAACCTTCGTATAGAGTAACTTCAACAGTCATTATATTACGAGCTATGGAATCAGATTGCACCGTTGCGGATGCAAATAAAGAAGGCACTGAGTCAGTGCTGTTTACTCCTAAATCCATGGCAGAGCTTACTACCGGGTTAAGGTCAAATACAAGTGCGCCACTAAGATTAGGCTGCACGTAAAAGGTATTAGTATTACCCCCGTTGCATGTTACCTCTATCACATATCTAAAGCCAGGCTGCCCCACGTTGGTAGATGTAGCTACTACTATTAGCTTTTGCTTTAAGGCAGTGTATGAATAGGGCTGTTGTTGTATTGTAATTGCCATTATTATGAAGGTCTAATGTTAGTTAGTTTTCTTGTTTGGTTTAAGATGTAGATGTTAACTGCATCACTCATGGCAGCGTTAAGCTGCGGAGCGTAATCAGGTAGCCACTCTAAATATGCATCTCTAAAATAGTAGAGAGGTGCAATACCTTTTTTCTCAATGCTTTTAGCCATCGCGTTAGCTACTCTTAATCTATTATCCGCATCTTTGTTAGCTGCGCTCTTAGCAAACTTAGTCATCTTGCCAGTCTCACCCATAGCACGTAGCTTAATCTTCTTTAGATTCATCCAATTAAGTATAGCTTCTACCGGAGGCTTAGCTGCTCCTGCTGCAAAGCGTGTATCTATTCCTTTGTAATTGCTCTCTTTACCTTGGCGCCCATACTCTACCCACTTAGCATAGTCAGCAGTAGAATCAAATCCAATAGACGGTATTGATCCTGTTACATCTACGCTGTAAAA